TGAGCATAAGAAAAATGCCCATCACGTCTCGCTGCTTTCGCAGTTGACACGTAAAATCTCTTGGTTTTTGAACGCCGAACGTCCTGACTTTGGTCTAGACGCTAGTGAGTTCTTCGATTCAGGCAATTGGGGCCCGGGAGTGTCGCAATCCGTAAAAGGAGACGACACCTCAGCCTCAAGGAAGTTCACTGAAGAACGTGAACTAACGCAGCAGGCGCACCACTACCTTATTCCAGCTGCGAAGCTGGCGTACGAACCATGGTTAGGTTCGGTCAACGACTTTAAAATCGTTGCAGGTAGCAAGGTAATTACTGTCCCGAAGAATGCGAAGATTGACCGTACCATCGCCGTTGAGCCAGGATTAAACCTGTTCTTTCAAAAGGCTATGGGTAAGTTGATACGACGCAAACTAAGGTTCAAAGGATACGATCTAAATTCTGATCGTAGAAGCCATATCGGCGCTTATGTTGGTTCGAAGTTCGGCCAACTCGCGACTGTAGACTTCTCTGCTGCTTCAGACACTATTGCGTTACGCCTGATCGAGGAGATTTTCCCCTCGAAATGGTTTCACGCTCTGGATGTCTGTCGCAGCTCGTCCTACACACTTGACGGAAAGGTCCGGCCCTTCGAGAAAATATCCTCTATGGGCAATGGCTTTACGTTTGAACTGGAATCATTGGTTTTTCTCGCTGCGGCTCTTGTTGTAACAGAGTCGTGCGGGTTACCAACTGACAACATCACCGTTTTCGGTGACGACATCATAATTCCAGCTCAGTGTGTCCCGGAGTATTCTGCTTTCTGTACTTTCCTTGGTTTCAAGGTTAACACCGCGAAAAGCTATGCGACTTCCTATTTTAGGGAGTCTTGCGGTGCGTACTATTTTAAAGCAGAGAGTGTTAAGCCTTACTTCCTTAAAAAAGAAGTTAAGTCGTTGCCTGACGTTTATGAACTTCACAACAAGCTGCGGGAACTCACGTTACGTGGGCTACCGTTCGCTGACTTGCAAAAGTTCGTTTTACGTCAAATTCCGACGGACCTAAGATACTTTGGTCCTCCGGAACATGGCCGGGCAGTGTTGTCATGTAATTTTGACGACATGCCTGCTGGATCTCTAAGGAAACATGCACACTGGGAAGGATTTTATTTCTCCTCAGTGACAGAATCTCCTGTCAAGATCCTAAACGAAAGTTATGGACACTTACTAGCTGTCCTAACTGCTACTGGTCAAACATCAACCAGCCTCAACGATGTCCTCCCATCACTGGGAATGACATCACTCCGGATGGTTACACGGCTCTCCTTTACCAGGAGATCTTATGTAGCCAGACAGTGGTGCACATAATCACACTACTTGTGTGATCCAGGCTTACAAACCCTGGTGGTGAGCTCAGCAAAGACAATAAACCGTCC